GAGGCGGACGGCGTTGGCAGTGGCGAGCTTCTTCTGGTCGGCGGCCTCGGCCTGCAGCCCGACCAGTAGCGACTGTACCCGGCCGTCCCATCCTTCCGGCGAGTAGTTGACCACCATCAGGCCGAGCTCGTTGAGCGTCGGCGCCCGGTGCTCCGGGTCGCACTTCAGCTCCATCGCTGACACGGCGGCGAGCAGCGAGGTGCGTACGGCCGCCGGAAGGAACGGCCCCTCGGTGGTCGCGGCGAGGAGCGCCGCCACCTGCTGGGGTCCGGTCAGGCCGAGGAACTGACCCGGATCGAGGGCCATCGCCGGGAAGTCAAGCGCGTCCCCGCTCCCCTCGTACTTGACGGAACCCCGGGACTCGCGCCAGCTCCGCAGGACTCCGGAGCCGCCGTTGCACTGCGGGTTGTTGAACACCACGCGTACCTCCATCGCCGCGCCGCTGGCGGCCCGGGCGTGGAGGTCGCTCTGCTTGGACGCCACGCCGGGCAGGTAGCCGAGCAGGGCGAGCCGCAGCGCGTCGAGGCGGGTGGTCTTACCCGCCCCCCGGACGCCGGTGAACACCGTGACGGGTGCGAGCTGGTGACTGAACGTGCTGCCCTTGAGGTTGGTGGCGGACAGCGTGGCCACTCTGGTTCTTTTCATTCTTGGTCTTTCGTTGTTGTAGTTACGGGCGGCCGGGAGACGGCCGCCCGGGATTCGTCAGCGCCCGTCGTCCTCGGGACTGGGGGCGGCGGCGGCGGCCGGGTGGCGCTCGCTGAACTTGGGGGCGAGGTGGCCGGCCTCGAGCTGCTGGGCCAGCCGCACAAGGTCGCTGGCCCGCTCGTAGATCAGCTTGGGGTCCCAGCCCTCCCCGCTGTGGCAGAGGAACTGGACCGCCTGATTGATGGCCATCCCCACCCGCTGCCCGTTCTGGTGGGAGTCGCCCGTCGGGCGGGATGGTACCGGCGCGCTGGAAGGGGCGGAGGCGCGCGGAGGCTGGGCCGTGGGGGCGTTGGAAACCCCGGGGCGCGGTGACGGCGCTGCGGCTGGTACCGCCTGAGGAGGGCGGGGGGCGGCGGAGGGGGCGGGAGCCGGGGCGGTGGGCTGGGCCACCTGCGCGCCGGTCTGCATCTGGACGAGGGTGGCCTCCTCCCGGGAGCCGTCGGCCACGACGGTGATGGTCTGGCCGGCCTTCCCGGCCCAGAACTCGAGGCACTGCTGGTTCTCCGGGTTGTAGTAGCGTTCCACCCCGTTGACGACGAGCGTGGTGTAGTACGTGCCCTTCTTCTTGGTGGACTCGGTCCACTCCTTCTTGACGGTGACCTGCACGGGCCCGAGCTGGCGGAGCTCGCCGTGGTAGAGGGTCTTGGTCTGCTTGGCTTCTGGCATGGCTTGTTCTTTCATGAAGGCAGGCCCGCGCGCCGGCCTCTGTCCTCGGGAGAGCGGGGACGCTCCCCCAGACCGGGCACGCGGGCTTGCAGATTTACGAGTGAGGTTTCCGCCGGGGACAGCCGGCTGACCGTTTTCACGATGCCGGGATGTTAAGCCACGCCCGATCCGGCGTCAACCTATTTCTTCGCCGTCACAGCCACGGCAGCCCGGCCGCCTGCCACACGGTGGCCAGAACCGGGGTCTGCCACAGGTGCGCCGGGGCGCAGCGGTCGGCGTCCATGTCCGGATTGACCGGCCGGACGAGGCCGACCCGGTAGGCCCGGACGGCGAACTCCGAGCAGAACATCCTGTCGGGGGAGGACTGCTTGGCCGCCAGCGCGAAGTTGAGCAGCCCGAGCCAGTCGTAGCCCTGCCCGTCGGCGGCGGCGTCGAACCACCGGCGCACCCGGTCGTGGTCGTAGCCATCCGGCGGACGGCGGACGCAGGCGAGCTGCTCCATGCGGAGCGGGTAACACCCCACCCCGACGCCGTCCCGGGCCGCGAGGGACTCCCCGTCGCCGTCGTAGATCTCCACGTGGCAGAACGGCGACACGGTCTTCAGCATGGTCACCCCGCCGAAGAACCACCCCGCCCGGGAGCTGGCGAGGGGGACCCGCCCGTAGAGCAGGCAGTCCCCCTCCCTGAGTTGTGAGCGGGTGATCACTAGAACCTCCAGTTCAGCACCAGCGCGAAGTGCTCCACGGAGTCCACCTTCAGGCTGGGCCAGTCCTCGTACCCGTAGCCGAGCCCGGCCTCCAGCTTCTCGCTGAACCTGTACTTGACGCTGAACCCGGCGCCCACCACCGCCGAGAGCTGGCGGTCGCCGGCATCCGCCCCGCCGAACGGCAGCATCACCCCGGTGTACGCCACGGGCGACACCGTCAGCGGCGTGCCGAAGAGCTGGTAGCTCGGGCTGTACTGGACCGTGGCGCTCATGGTGTAGAAGTTTCCGGCCAGCCACTGCACGCGCGGGCCGATGCGCAGGTCGCCGCCTGCGGCCACCGGGTACAGCGCCGCCAGCCCGCCGCCCCACTCCGCCGCCTTGCCGTCGGCGTCCTTGAGCCCCCGGGCGTGCGTGACGTACGGCACGAGCGTCCAGTTCGTGACCGAGGCGCGCAGCGCGGGGTCGGTGGAGATGAAGTCCACGATGTTCGTGGCCGCCGCCACCGCCGTGACCAGCGCCACGCCGTCGGCGGATTGCGCCGGGGAGCGGTTCATGGCCAGCGCGAGGCTAGCCGCCGTTACTAACGTGAGGATCGTTTTTGTCATGTGCGTTCTCTTTCTGTTGTTGTTTACCCTCGCCGGAAGCGACGAGGAATCCGAGCCACGGCCACCGGGTCGCGGCGAACCGGAGCAGCCGGTCGTGCGCCAGCACCACGGCCAGCACCGCCAGCGTCGCCGCCACGGTGCCGAACACGCCGTTAAGCGCGTAGGCCCGGGGGTCGCTCCCGGGCCGCGTGCCGAGCCACCCGTAAAGCACGGCCACCACCGGGATCAGCACCCACATTGCGGTGTTGGGGATGCGCTCCACGCGCCGGAGCAGGTAGCCGACGGCCAACGTCAGCACGAACATGACTCCGAGCAGGTTCATCCCGGTGAGCCAGTCGAAGGACACGAACGTGTCCAGCTTGGACTCCCGGGCCAGTTCCATCAGGTTGTTTGTCTCCATAGATTCAGAATAGCTTGCGGGCCACCAGCTCCACGATGAACACGACGATGGCGAGGCCCGCCGCCATCTTGATGCGCCAGTCCCAGAGCACGGACACCCGGGGCTTGATGCCGGTCTCCGCGTTATACAGGTCGTGGTCGTGCCGCGCCACGCGCTGCACCAGCCCCGGCTTGTCCGCCGCCAGCGGGTCGCCGACGAGCGCGTTGTGTATCTGTTTCAGCATCCGCGCCTGCTCGTGGTTCGTCAGGTGGTGCTCCCCGGCCCCGTTCTGATGTTGCTCGCTCGGTGTCATGTCATTCCGCCAGCGTTCGGTAGTAGGCGGCTGGCGTCACGCCGTTGGTGACGAGGAACATGGACCGCCCGGCATTCGTGCCGAGGTTCACGGTCCTCGTCCAAGTCACGAGGTTGCTGCTGGTCAGCAGCCAGTTGGTCCTGCCCGGGACGCGGTCCGCCCCGTAGATGGTGATGGTTCCCAGTGCGGTAATGCGGTTCGTGCCGCGCTGCGCTGTTCCCGTGGCGAGGTTGCTCGCCCCTGCGATGTTGGTTACGACGAACGTGTTTGTGCTCCCGACCCGCAGCCCACTCACCTGAGCTATGTCTGCTAAACCCACTTCAAAGGCCGTCTTGTTGCTCAGGTTGACCACGGTCTGCGGAGCCTCCCCGGCGTCCCACAGCAGCAGGACCGTGCCGTTGGTGGCCGGTCGCGGGTTGATCTCCGCGCGCATGGCGCTGGTGAGCAGCGCAGACTTGGGCGAAGGCACGGTGGCCGGAGGCGGTTCGCTGAACGTGGCGGCGTTGGCCACAGATGGACACAGATGGGCACAGATGAGGATTACCAATGTGCTTTGATGCTTGGTTGGCCACAGCCATGCAGCCAAAACGAAGCACAAAACTCCTTGCAGGTAATGCCACGCAAAGATGGCACAAAGAATGATTAGGCCGACCAAAACCAAGCCGATTATTCTGTAGCAATAATATCTTTCAATTTTAGTCGTCATGGCATTTGCGCGATGTATTGCTCGATGCACCACTTCAGCGCGTTCATCTCGTCAGAAGTGAGACCGCCGCCGATGCTGACGCAGCGATAATGGGCTGCCGTAAAGCTTGCGGCTGTGCCGTCGTTGTTGTTCGCTCCGATGTAAATCTGCTTGGTTGGCAACGCGCTGCTCGTGGATGCGCCACTCGTTTGGGTAGTTCGCACCTGAATCCATGCTGTGCCTGATGCTGTGCGGCTGCCGCACATAAATCCGGTGTAATCGCTGCCGTGTGCCGCTCCAGTGGTGTAAGTTCCATTGTTCGGCCCGAGCACCTGCATCGTAGTTCCATTCCGCCGAATCTGCAGTCCCTTGACTCCACCCGCCGAATCATAAACACCGCCGAGCCGGTCTAAATCATCCATCGTGGTGCTGGTCGTGTAGAACGCAATGTGCGCCGAGTCTTGAGTGTAGTTGCCACCTGCTGTCGAAGGAGTTAAGCCAGTCGCCATGTAATCATCTGTGCCGTCCGCAACAAAGCCATCTGTGTGCGCTGGCGTTCCTGTGAATGATCCGCCAAAGCTGGAGGATTTCAGGTTTGCCGCGTTTCCGGTGGCGTCATCGTCCGCGTAAGGGTAGAACGCATCAATTTTAGTCCATAGGTTGGTCGCCTTGAGATTTAGCACGAGATTATTGACGGCGTTGCTGCGGATGGCGTTCGGCAATCCACTCGCGCGAGCAAAATACGCCTGCGCATCCGAGTCGAAGCTGAATGTCACATCCGGCCCGGCAGTGCACGAAGCGACAATCTTGTTTGTCTCGCCGATGCCAAAGCTTTCCAATTCAAGCCGCAGAAAGTAAGCCGGCGGCAACGAGGCAGGCAGGGTGATGTTCGTTGGCGTCTGCCAGCTTGGATAAACAATGTTCGTGATCGGCGTGCCACTGGATTTTATCAGGAACGCCATGCGCTGATAGTTGGTCGTATAATAAAGATTGTTGGTCGTATAAAACCGCCATGCCCCGGATGGCGCGTTGATCGAGACCGCTGCGGAAGAACCGAAATCCAGCGGGACATTCGTGACCCCTGATACGGTGGCACTGGATTGTGACTGCATGAATGCCCCGCGATGATAGAAGCCTTCCATCGCGTTGTTGGTGTAAACGTAGTATCCCGCGCCATCCAAGACGTTGCTGATGGCCCAACGATCTTCGGTGTAAGTTCCGCCGCCTCCAGAAACGTAACTGACATTCAAATCCTTGAGGATTGAAAGCTCCCAGCGCTCGCCGAAACCCGCGTCATTTGTCCAGTGGCGAGAAATGAGTCCGGGATATTTCTCCGAACCAGAGCGCAAAATGATTTTGTAGGTGTCAGCCCAACTGTAACCAGGTTCATATTCAAACGGGGCAATACGCTGGCCATAGCTCCACGGATTCCATGTTGCGCCGCCCTCGCGAGGATTTTTGGGACCAATGCCCTTTTGCAAATGCCGGATGATTCCGACTCCGTAGCCAGGGGCAATCGCGATATTGCCGCCAACGGCCCACTGTAATTCTGAGCCGCGCAAGTTTGGGGTTTCGGTATCGTGCCGCGTATTGAGCCACATCTCCATGAAACTCTTGTCGCCTGCGCTTGCGCCAACCGCAATGCGCCAGCCGCCGCCGGGCGTTGTGCCGGGCACTTGTGGATACGAAGCAATTGTGAAGTTGCTCGTCGCACCGTCCCAATTTGTGGCGAACTGAGTCACCCAGCCACCGTTAGTGATGTCCATGCTGCGAATCTTGAGTTGCGCCAGAAAATTAGTCAGCAGGTAAAGCGTGTTGGTGTCGGACATTAGGTCCACGAGCGTCAAAGCCGCGCCGGAGATTCCAGTGGCGTCGCTGGCCGTGGTGGCCGTGGCCGCGTTTCCGGTGGTGTTGTTGGTGAGTGTGCCGCTGACGTAATCGGCAGTCAGGTTGGTTAGACCTGCACCATTGCCAACGAATCCACTCGGGTTCAACGCGCCGCCGCCGTTTACTACCACGCCGCTCGGCCCCATCGTAGAATTGCCGCTGGTGAGCGTGCCGCTGTTGAAGTTCACGCTGAGCGGGCCGGATGGGTAAAGATTCGTTGCGTTGGCGGCGTTCTGCGCATTGGTTGAGCCGGCCACGGTGAGCTGCTGAACCGCCTGCGTCCTCACCAGCGTGGTCACGACGCCGTTGTTTGTGCTGGTCTCCACCAGCTCCGCGCCGGTCACTGCCGCCCCGCCCGCCTCCCCCTTGCGCGCGTAGCGCGACTCCGCCGCCGCGATGCTCCACGCCGCCTGCCCGGTCTTTGGGTAGGTGCCGACGTTAATGACCGACAGGTTGTTCGTGTGAACCCAGACCGTCCCGGTGTCGTTGGTGGTGATGGTGAAGCTGAAGGCGATCTGCCCGGACTGCCCCCGCTGCCGGATCCACACGTTGTAGTCCCCGACGTCCACGTTCGAGATGACCACCAGCCCGGAGCTCCCGGACCAGTTGCTCACGAGGTTGCCGGGGAACGGCTGTAGCCGCTGGTGCTCCACGATCCGGTTCGTGGCGGGGTTGGCATTGAGCTGGTCGAGCGCGAGGTACGCGTCCACGGCGGAGGCCGTGGTGGCGGCGAGCGCCGCGAGGATGGTCAGGATCGTCGTTCTCATATAAATCAATGGTTCGGTGTTCTCGGTGATTCTTCAAGCGCGGACTTTGGCCACATGCCCGCCGGGCACTCGTACGTCGCCGCCCAGCGTCCGGCAGTGGTGCATGGCTGCAGCCGGCACAGCACCTTCTCCATCCCCCGCCACTTGGCCTCGCACCCGTCGCAGATCGCGCGCAGGGCGGCGTTGGCCTCCGGCGTCCGCAGCGGCTCCCTGGCCTGCTCCCACGCCGTCTTGTGCCTCCCGCACAGGCCGAGCCGCACCTTGTCCGGGAGGGACACGGCGGCCTGCCGCCGCTGATCCGGCTTGGCGTCCAGCCCGGCCAGCGCCGCCACCGGCACCTCGTAGGTCTGGCCATCAGCGGAGAGTTTGCCATACCGCTTCGCGAACGCGAGCAGCTCCGGCCTCCGCTGCAGGGCCTCGGCCCGGAACGGGACTACTGGCCCTTGAGGTAGAATTTCTTTGTGCTCCATAGGGTGGCGTTCGTCAGGGCGTTGGCGACGGTGTTTGAGTAGCGGGCCGGGGTCTGGAACGTGAAGTCGTAGTTGGTGATCGTGAGCGTCCCAGTGACCCGGTTCGTGCCGTTGGCCGTCACGGTCAGGTGGTAGTTCGTCTGCGTGAGGAACTTGGCGTTCTCCCGGTCATAGGCGTCCGCGAAGTAGATGCTAACGGTTCCGGTGTTGTCCGTTCCCTCGCCTTGGAAGTCCAGCACCCATGTGGTGCGCGAGAAGTAGCGCATGTCGTTGGACCGTAGGGTCAGCAGGCTGGTGCTGCCGTAGGACGACGCGGCGATGTAGTTCGTCGTGAAATAGTTGGTGCTGATCTCCGGAGCGCCCTGCCCGAGGGCTAGTGCGGCGGACGCCAGCAGCGCAAGGATTGTCGTCTTCATTTTGCCTTTCATGTGTTGCAGGCGGTGTCAAACAGTGCCGCCCATTCTTCGTCGGTGTAGATGTCGGTGCACACCAGCGGCCCGGTGCCCTCCTCGAGGTTCTCCGGGGCGGGGATGGTGCGGAGGGTGACCTCCATCAGGCCGTAGTTGTAGACCATGCTCCCGATCTCGATGCTGTGCCCGCCCGGCGTCAGGAAGTTGAACTGGCAGTCCTTGGGCGTAATGGTTACTCCGTAGACCGCCTCGGTCAGCACGTTGTACGGGGCGAGCTGCCCGGTGGTGACCTGAAACGCCTCGCTCGACACGTACACCCAAGCCCGGCGCGACATGATGTTGTCAGGGTGGATCGAGCCGGAGGTTCCCGGGAAGTACAGCCCGGCGTAGAACGTCTGCTGGCTCACGAACACGCCATTGTCCCTAAGGATGGTGCGGAACGGCAGGATGCGGTTGCCGCCGAACATCGGGTCTCCGGAGGCGAAGTCATTCAGCGAGAAAAGGCCGACGTAGTCCTCGGTTCGGATGGCCGTGTATCCGTGGTTAATCTGCACCGTTCCGCTGGAGGCGTATGTGACGCCGTCCCAGATCTCGGCCTCTGACCCGGGTGTGACGCCGTAGAAGTTTATCTGCATGACGGCGGCCACCTCGGCAGTAGCCCGGTCTATCACGTTGCCGTAATCAATGCGGTAGCTTCCGGTATTGGTCGGCCCGCCTCCGGTTATGTCATACTCCCACTCGATGGCGTAAGGGTCTTCCGAGCCGAGGAACGGGCCAGTGATACGGACTGCCGGGATGTGATTCTGGCCGTAGGAAGCCGACCCAATACCGCCAGCCGAGAGGCGGGAGAAGCAGTCGGCGATGGTCTGCCCCCCGGGACAGCTCGAGTCTATCTTGAAGGCTCCCGACGGGGCGGCCAGCCACGCGAGGTAGTCAGCCCCCAGCGTGCCGTCCGCCGTGAACTCGCCGGTAATGGTGTTGAAGCGGTAGTTCCACGTGTCGCCGCAGGAGTTCGAGTAAATGATCTCGCTCATGATCCCGCTGTTGCCGCTCTGCCGCATGGTCATCGTGTGGTTCACGGTGTAGTCCTGCGGCCCATCGCCGTAGTCCGCATTGAATGTGACCTCCACGGTCTCTGTGATGGTGTTGGCGCGCCCTTGGAATTTTGACTGCCCGCCGAAGGAGATCCAGAAATAGGCCCGCGCCGGGATGACCGTGTTGTCAACGCCGAAGGCCGACAGGTAGCTGTACAGCCACGTGGCGTAGGTGAGGTGAAGGTTGTAGGTGTCTATCACCGCGTTGGACAGCCCGGACGGCGACGGGTCATAGGCTTCCGGCGAGTCGAGCTGGTGCCACGGCACAGGCGCGCCCCACCACACACCCTCGGACTCGAACTGCACGCCCCGGCACTGGTTCTCCACCGCCGGGCAGCAGCATGGGGTGATGAATAGGCTGTTCATGGGCAGAGCGTCGCGATGTGCCAGTTGATGAGATTCACCGCCGTGGCGGTCTCGGTGGCGGAGCCGGTGTCCGTGTCCACCCACCCGATGGGGATGACCTTGGCCGTCCACTCCAATACGGTGTCAGACTGCTTGACCTCCTGCGCCTCGACGTCCAGCCACAGCCAGTAGAACGGCACGCCGCTGGTCAGAGTGAACGTCGAGTCCACCTCCGCCGGCACCCACGGGTTCCCGGTCTCCACCACGTACCCGGTGCGCACGGCCCACTCCAGCCACGTCCCGTTCTGGTAGATCTCGAACGGGAAGCCGCCGGTCTGCACGCCGCCCTGCGGCCTCATGCGCAGCCGGTTGACGTCGCGCTGGAGCTGCTGCAGGGCCAAGGCCGTCTGCGCCTGTTGGCCCTCGACCACCTTGGCGCGCTGCCACTGCCGGGGCGTGCTGTCCGAGTCGCGCGGCGACCGGAGCGGCGAGCTCTCGTGGTGCCAGACCCGCAGCGTACCTTGGATTGGGATGGCGGAGTTCATGCGTAGGGGTTGATGACCCGGTAGTCGGCAGCGACCTGCGGGCGGTTGGCGCTGGTGTACAGGTCCTCGTCCCAGTGGCCGATCGGCGACCCGTCCCACGTGCGGGTGACCTTGAACCACGTGCGCTGATAGTCCAGCACGTCGGCCTTGCGCAGCCAGCTGATGGCGAGGTCGCCCCCGCGCAGCCCGCTCACGGAGTACGCCTGCGGGTTGATGGACGTCATGCCTTGGAAGAACGACGTCGCGGGGTTCGGCGGCCAGTCGGGCGAGTAGAAGTAGTCCGGGAGCTGCGGGGTGGCGTCAAGGATCGGGTCTTCGATGTACCCGCCCGGGTTCAGGGTCGGTGGCGGCCTGAAAAGGTAGTAGCTGTGCGTCGCCCGCCAGCCGACGGCGTACGGCGTCTCCTCACCGCGCCAGATCTTCTGCACGATCTCCATCGCCGCCCGCTTAGCCATGTCCGTGCCGGAGACCTTCGCCCCGGCGGCGAACCAGTACTTGCCCGACCCGGTGGATGCCGGCGGCTGCTCGTCGCCAGTCCCGGCGTCCGACCCGAGGGAGTCGTAGAGCAGCTTAATGATGGAGTTCCGGAAGCCGTAGGACACGTTGTTCATGTAGTCCTGCACCAGCCGGATCACCATCTGGTTCTGCTGCTCGGTGGTGGACCCGTAGCCGTCGCCGAGGAACGCCCGGAAGTAGCGGGGATGCTTGATGATGTTCAGCCCCAGCTCCACCGGCACGATGTTGAACTCGTCGGGCGGGCTGTCGAAGCTGGCCGCCTCCAGCGTCAGCGTGAAGATGGCCTGCTCGCCCTTCTGGCGCTGCGCCCGGGCGGAGAGCACCTTGTAGAGGAAGCCCGAGCTGTCCTCCATGACCTGTCCCCGGTAGTGGAACTGGATGCGGTTGACGGCCTCCGCCCACGGCATGGTGTACGTCTTCTGGAAGGTGGCCTGCTCGGCGCGCTCGATCATCGGCGAGTCCGGGGACTCCTCCACCGTGGCGTTGTCCGGCGTCAAGCTGTTGCCGGCGGCGGTGTCCACCGTCACCGCCCCGACGGGCGTGGCCGTCCCGGGCCGACCGTTCAGGCCGTCCGCCGTGTCGAATCCTGCTGGTAGGTCTGCCATAAGATCAGGTGACGGTCATCGTCGCGGCGTTGGTGGCCGTGGTGCCGAGCGCGTTGGTGGCCCGGCAGCGGTACTGGTAGCCGGTCTTCGTCGTGTCCGTCGGGGTGATGGTCAGCGTGAGCGTGGTGGCTCCCGCGTAGATGCCGCCGTCGCTGATGTTGCCCCACGAACTGCCGTCCGCGCTCTCCTGCCACTGGTAGGTGGCCGCCAGCTCCGAGCCGAAGTCCGCCGTGAAGTCCGCGTGCCCGCCGCTGTGGTTGGTGGTGTCGTTGGCGGGCTGCGTCAGCACCACCGGCGCGAACGTGAGGCTCTGGCTGATGGTGTACGCCATCTGGTTCAGCCCGGCCATGGCGATTGCCACGCCCGTGACGCCGTTGCGCAGCACCATGAAGTTCGACTGGTTGACACGGTTCGCGCGGCTCCAGTTCGGGTTCTCGTCGGTGTAGTTCGGGACGGTCACCTGCACCGATGGGACGGTGTCCACGTCGGCGCTGGTGTAGTCGAACACCACCGTCAGCTTCCCGGCGCTCGGGCTGTCCTTGGTCATCGAGCTCACTACTAGCGTGTACATTGTTGGCATAAAAATCTCCTACGGTGCGGACATCATCGGGGTGGAGCCGAACCCGCCGCGCGGGGCGCCGTTCGCGCCGCCGCCCATGATCTGCTCCAGTATCCAGACCATCTTGCGGGTGTTGCGCGCCGTCTCCCGGGCGGCGTCCATGCCCGGGCTCGGCCCGGCGATGAGTCCCATCTTCTCCCAAGCCGAGGACGCGAGGCGCGAGGACGAGCCGCCGCTGATCGCCGCCTTCTCGTTGTTGGCGCTGCGGCTGAACAGCTCGCGGATGGTGCGCGCGAGGATGTCGGCCTTGTCCTTGGTCTCCTTGAACGTGTCGCTGGCGTCTATCCTGCCCCCGAACCACCGGGAGATGGAGTTCTTGACCTGCCGCACGAAGTACTGCAGGCCGTCCACGAACGCCTGCGCGATCAGCTCCATGGCCTGCCAGATGATGGACGTCACCCCGAGCAGCACGTTCCCCACGTGGAGCAGGACCTTGAGCGCCTGCGCGACCGCACTCAACATCCCCGACCGGGTGATGGCGTCCGTGGTGTTGCGCAGCAGGTTCACGAGCTGGAGCAGCGCCGGGGCGAGCTGCGCCCCGATCTCGGCCCACAGCGCGGAGAAGCTGGACTTGAGCGCCTGCAGGCTCCACCCCAGCGGGGTTAGCGTGGCGCTGGTCTCCTGAAAGGTCTTTGTCGAGTAACGCAGCTTGTCGGCCACCGACTGCAGCGCCGTGCCGAACATCATGATCTCCGTGGCGCTCACCCCCAGCGCCGACCCGATGTTCTGGGCCTCGATGGAGTAGCCGACCGGCCTGCCGCTGGTGATGGCCGAGGCGTAGGAGCGCCGCGCGGCCTCCGCCGCCGCGAACAGCGCCCGGAGCGGCGACAGCAGCGCGTCGAAGGCGTGCTTGACGAGGCCGATGGCCACCCGGAGCCCGGCCAGCGCCGCGCCGACCTGCGCGAATATAGAGAGGAGTCCGGCACCGTTTCCGAGGAACCCGCCACCACCCCCGCCAGCTCCACCGCCACCCGAGGCCGCCCCGCCCACGCCGGGTATGAACCCGGGTGGCACACCGCCCATCCCGCCACCACCGCCTCCGGAGCGCCTTCCGCCGCCGGAGCGGTGGTACTCGCGCATGGCCTGCTGGTAGTTGGCGATGGCGTCTGCGGTCGCCCGGTCGCCGAGGTTGGTGAACTTCTGGCCGACGTGGCCGATCGTCGGGGTGTAGTTGCCCGACTCCGCGATTGTGATCTTGGGCGGACCGACCTGCCGCCACGAGTCGTCCATGCTGCGCTTGAGGTCGTCGAACGCGCCCTTGGTCTTGCGCGTCTGCTTCTCGAGGTCGCCGACCTTCTTGGTGACCTTCTCCACGCCCGAACCGGCTTGGTCCATGGACCCGCCGAGGGACGCGCGCAGCAGCTCGCCCGCCGACTTGATGTCCTTGCGGAGCTGGTCCATGACCAGCCGCAGCTCGACCGCCACCTGCCCGCTCGTGTTGCCGAAACTCATCTATTTGCCTTTCTTCCTTCGTTCCGCCTCGTAGTGCTCCTGCGCGATCCGCACTAGCCGCTTGGTCTCCTGCCGGACGTACCCGTCGCCGACCCGCTTGTACACCGGCCCCCACGCGCTGATGGTGTCCTCCATCGCGAAGTTGTACCACACCCAGCCTTCCGCCCCCGTCATCCCGAACCGCACGTGCCGGTAGGACCAGCCGTAGGTCTTCATCAGTACTCCCCGCTTCCGGACCAGCCACCCGAGGTCGTCAACGGCCAGCCCGGTCAGTCTGGGGGGCTCGTCTTGGCCTTCCCCTTGTCGTCGTCCTTCGCCGTCGGGTCGTCCGCCGCCGCGTAGCCGACCACCGCCTGCGCGTAGATGGAGAGCTGCCGCACGACCGCGTGGTACAGCGCCAGCAGCGCGCCGAGGGACTGCCGGCTGAACTCGGCCTTGGCCTTGGCCGCCAGCGCGTCCTTGCCGCCGGAGGCCAGCAGCGCGTCCACCTCCTCCGGCGAGTGGGTCATCACCCAGAACAACTGCCACGCCATCGGCCCGCGCGGGCGCCACTCCTCGGCGTCCTTGGTGTCCCCGAGCGCCACGCCCGCGAGCGGGTGCTCGATGAGCTGCATGGTCTCGAAGTCCACGTCGTAGAACGGGCGGATCTTGTACGGGCCGACCTCGATGTCCTGCCGGGGGGCGAACACGTCCGCCAGCGCGCCGGGGAGCGGGGTGGCGGCGGCGCGGTTGGCCGCGAGCGCCTCCAGCCGGAGCTGCTCCTTGTCCCTCTGTAGCGCGTCGTCGCTCATGTGCCCGCCTTCCAGACGGTCCGCCCGTCATAGCGGTCCTTGAGCAGGACGGCGTCCTTGGCCTGCTTGGCCTTGGCCACCGCCTCCTCCACCGTGACCGCCTTGATGCTGCGGCTGGTGTTGTCGCCGAGCACGAGCTCGAACGAGCGCGGCTCCGCCGCCGGAGCCGCCTTCTTGGTTTCGTTAGCCATAGATCATCCTTCCTCGTTGCCGTCGTTCAGGCGTCCTGTGGCGAGCCGCTACCGGTCTCGATCAGCGTCATCTTCTCCACGAGCAGCGTGCGCTCGCCCGGGTTCTTGAGCGACGCCTCGTAGTCGTTGTCCACCACGGTCGCCGTGTACTGGAGGCCGATGGTGCCGATGTGGCCGCTCATGTCAACCACGGACACCGAGCCGCCGATCTTCGGCCATGTGATGCCGGTGCGGTCGCGGACGGTGATGGTCCAGTTACCGCCCTGCTTGATGCGCACGCGCGACACGTTGACGCCGCTGCCGTTCGGGAGGTAGCTGGTGTCCACAAGCTCCTTCTGCGCACACCGGAGCACGATGGCCTTGACGCTACCGGAGGCGTCGGGGTCCTGCAGGAGGTCCTGCGTGCCCCACTTGATGGTGGTGTCGCCGTCCACGTCGAACCCGCCCGACCCGCTGGTCGGCGGCCACGCGTTCATCGCGCCCTCGCACCCGGGCCACCGGGCCGCGGAGGCCGCCACCGCCCGGGCGGCGCGCCACTCGGCCACCGCGAGGCGGAGCGCCGTCATGGGGTGGCGCAAGACCCACAGTTTCCGGCCCAGTCGGGCCGCCGTCATTTTGATTTTCTTCATAGGTTCGGTCACTCCTGCTGTCCCGCCGCTGCGGGGTCCGTGTCGGTGATGGCGGGGATGTCCACCGCCGTCGAGAATGTTAAAGCGTAGCCGTCGAGGTGCACGTTGGCCATGTTGGGCTGCGCCACGCCCGGGAGCGGCTTGAGGCTCACGTAGTCGATCGCCTCCGCGCTCATCCAGCGTTGCCGGCGGACGAGCTGGCGCAGGTCCTCGCACACGTCGGTCAGGTCGTCGAGCTGTTCGTCGCTGGTGTCCTTGGGGTCGGTGAACCCGCGCCCCTCGAGGACGACCAGCACCCACTGCCGGTCCACCCGGTCCAGCAGGTTACGGTCGCGGAACGAGCCCCGGGGGGTCTCCCCATCAAAGCACAGGACCAGCGTCGGCGCGTTGGTGGTCGCGTTGTCGAAGATGCACTGCCACAGCTTGCGTTGGTTGGACACCACCTTGACGGTCGCCCCGTGCTGGCCGGCCCACTCCTGCAGCCGGGCGCCGAGCTGGTTGCGCTGCTCCTTGATGGTGATCCTCACGTCAGCTCCTTTCCGAGGGCCTCGGCGGCGGCCTCCACGACCTGCCGCTCGGTCCAGTCCAGCACCTGCCCGTCGTCCCCGATGGGGAAGTAGGGCCGCTTCGGCATGCGCACGCCGCCGGTCTGGTGGACCGTGGCGTAGGGGACGTCCGAGTCGGACACCGACACCGTGACGCTCTCCCCCTCGCTGCCGCCCCGCTTGACGGCCGCCTCCAGCGCGCCCGTAAGGCGCAGCGTGGCGATCTCGCGCCCGACCTGCTTGGCGTAGGCCGGCGACAGGGGCGCCCACGCGTTGGGGCGGTCCACGCCGGCGATGCCGAAGTTGCCGTGAACGATCTGCTCGAACCGCTCGCCCATCGCGCCCAGCACCTCTGGGCGCCGGGACATGAAGACCTCGTCGAGGTGGGCGGCCATGCCGTCCACCGCGCTCTGGCTGACTGTTAGCTCGATCCTCATCGCTTCTCTCCGACCAGATGGCAGCGGCAGTTCGCCACCTCGCTCACGTCCCCGTCCGGGTCACCCGGGTAGCGTAGCCCGTTGGAGAACCGGCGGTCAACCGGGATCGCGCCCTCCGCCGAGCAGAGGTAGTGACTGTCCCGGACCCGGTCGTCGCCGACCGTGACCCACCGCTTGTGGGTGTAGCCCGCCAGCTCCAAGGCCTCGCTCTGGGCCGTCCCGTAGGCCACCTGCGCCTCGGTCTCCGCCGCCACGCGCATCCGGCCCTGCTGGAACTCCCGCAGCCCCTCCTCCCCGCGGCGCGCCAGCGCCCGGGAGTCCTCGCCGCTCTCCAGCGCCCGGGCGATGGACGCCCGCAGCCGCTGCTGCACGGCGACCGGCAGCCCAGCCAGCCTCTCGCCCCGGCTGGCGGCGTAGCCCTCCAGCACCGACGGGTGCGGCTCGGCGGGAACGCCGGCCTTGGCCGACAGGGTGGACAGGGCCATGCGGTAGGACGCCTTGGCGGCGCGCTCCACCGCGTCGTCATAGTCCGGCTGGGCGGCGGCCACCAAGGCCACCACGCCGTCGTAGTCCATCGGCTTCGCCCCGAAGAAGGCCGCGTGCAGGTCCGCCCCGAGCTGGTTCAGCCAGTCGTCGAGGGCCGCCTGCCAGATCTTGCGCGCCACCCGCTGGACGGCGGCGTGGTCCTCGTCCCCGGTCGCCGGCGGTAACACCACCGGCTGGAGGTCGGCCGCCATGACCCGGTCCTGCGTGTAGAGCAGGCCGTCGATGGCGCGCATGGTGATGGCCTCGCTGATCAGCTCCCCGCGTCGTTCCACCTGATCCGCGTGCTCACCCCGGTCGGTGATGAGGTCGTGCATGGCCGCGTACTCCGCCGCCTGCTCCCGGTCAAGGAAGTGCCCCGACTCGGTCTCGAAACCCTCGAGCGCCTGCTTTGGCATCCCATCCGCCTTGGGGTTCTTGGCCGACCATTGCATGAGAGCTTGGAAGTGGCTCGGTCCGCGGTAGCGCCGTCCGCCGATGACCAGCACGGCGTGCTTGATGCGCCCCTTGGGTCCGCCCGGGCCGGCCGGGTCGCCCGCCGCGTGGCGCGCGAACTTGGACCACTGGTTGCCAAAGAAGGGGTGACCCGGCTGGGTTGAAGCGGTGACAGGCCGGCTCGCGCCGGCGAGCGCCACAGCCCTCGCCTTGAAGACGCCGAGGTTGTGAAGCGCCAGATCCCACGGGTACACCCATTGGAAGCCCTTGTGCTCCGGAGACAGCATCACGTCCTGCTCCGGCTCCGCCACCCGGGCGGTGTACCAGACGACCGACGTGGGGCGCTGGTCCTTGCCGAGCGGGTGCTGCTCCACCGGCTCGTGCCGGGCGACGGTGGCGGGGTCCAGCTCGAGGCCGGTCTCCTCCCGCACCTCGCGCGCCAGCGCGGCGGCGAAGTCCTCCCCCTCGCGCACGTGCCCGCCGGGCAGGTCGGCCCAGTCGGACCGGGCGTCCAGCAGCACCAAGACCTCGCCGGCCCGGTTGGACACGACGCACTTGGTGGAGACGGCGACGTCGGCGGCGAGGAGGGCCTCGTCCACCGACCGGATCAGCTCGTCGATCTGTGATTGCTTCAGCATGTCGTCAGCACTCCGTTCCGCAGCCACCCGTGCCACCGGCACCCGGTGGTGCGCTGGATGGACGGGCTCAGGGTGGGCCGCTCGAGGTTGCCGTCCCACGTCCAGCCCATCGGGTCGAACGGCTTGACCGGGATGTGGACGGTCGCGCCGCAGCCGCACGGGCACACGAAGACGAGCACCGCCGGCTTCTGCCGGACGTGGTCCAGAAGCCAGCAGCTCGCGCCCGGCTTAAGGTCCTTGCGCCAGATGACGCCGTTCCCGTCGGCGTTCATGCGGTCCGCCTCGGCGAGGGTCGGCTCGTTGAAGATGGTGATCATGTGCTCGCGGCGTCGTTGTAAGGGCCGTCGGTGGTCAGGTCGATACCGCCGGCGTCCTCGGTGGTGCTGCGCCCCTGCGCGTCGCCCCAGCGCACCGCGCCCTTGAACCCGTCCTCTGGGTCCGTCGGCGTGGTGACCGGGAGCGCCCCCTTGCGCACCGCCTCCAGCCACTTGCTCGCCTGATCGTATAGCTTGGCCAGCGGCGACATCATGCCGCCGTCGAACACCAGCACCTGCTGCAGGCTCGGCGGGTAGGCGAGCAGGGTGTGCGCCGCGATGTAGAGCGCGAACCGCTCGGCCTCGGGCGGCACGGACCCCTCCGTCTCGGACAGCGGGGTGCGGCGGCCCAGCGCCACGGCGGCCCGGATCTCCTCGACCGCCATGCGGACCGCCTCGGTCGCCCGGGTGTCCAGCGAGCCGTCGAGGTTGTTCTTCTCCGGGGTGCCGCCGGCCGAGTCCTCGTTGGCCTTGGCCACCACGGAGCGGGTGACGACCTTCCACAGGTCGCCACCCACCACGATTGTCCAGTCCTTCGCCACCTTTACTTGGTGTTGAAGTTGATGATCCAGTTCGTCAGGTACGAGGTGCCCGTGCCCGAGTAGTTGGTGATATACTCCACGAAGTAGGTGTCGTACCCGCCCACGTCGAGGTTCGTGGTCACGAACTGCGGCGTGGTGCCGGAGGCCGTGTCGATGAGCACGGTGACCATCTCGCGGTTCGTGTTGCCCCCGACGGTGCGGGAGATGCCGATGCCGTAGTCGGTCGTGCCCGCCCCGACGAGGTTGGCCTGCAGCCCGATGCTGAGGCGGCTCGCCCGGGACACGTCGATCTTCGCGCCCAAGAAGCCGGGGGTCTACAAGCTCGAAATCATCCCGTTCACGGTCGGTAAGGCGATCGAAAACTTCAGCAAGAAGTGCCGCTTCGCCGACCCGGGCGACCTATACTTCGAGCAGACGTTCTTCGTTCACCGCGGCGTCGGCCCGAACAACGAGACCTACACTTGCAGTGCGAAGACCTACGGCAAGCCCTGCCCGATCTGCGAACACCGGGCGAAGCTCGCCACGGACCCGAAGACGGACGAGGAAACCATCAAGGCCCTCGCCCCGAAGGAACGGCAGCTCTGGAACATCTACGACCACGCGGAACCGGACAAGGGCGTGCAGGTCGGTGAGTTCTCGCACCACACGTTCGGCAAGCACATCCAGACCAAGATCGAGACGGCCGACGAGGACTGGCCCCGCTTGGCTGCTGTCAACAAGCTCCGGGCGCTGATCGACGCGCTGTCC